GTAGAATGGCACTATCCTGGTTGGAATAGTGATGACTTGGTTCAGAAATGTACAGAGACTGACCACGGTTGTGACTGGTTATTCAGAATTGATGCTGATGAACAACTACACGTTGATGATGACTTTGATTGGAGTGTTTTAGAAGATACTTCAATTGATGCCTGGGATGTTACGGCACAGTCTGATAATTGTATTTGGTATCGTTGCCGTCTATGGAATACAAAAATTCCCTGGAGGTTTAGGCACGACAAGAGGCACGAGTGTATTCTGAAACCTGGATGTGTTCCAACGGGAGAAGAGTTTCCAAGAATAAGTCTGGCAAGAGGATTTAGACACATCATTATTAACGATGGTCGGACTTGGGTAAATCCAACTAAGTTCTTTACTGATGCTGTTGAACTTGAGAACCAACACATTTCCAACAACACAATGCTAGAGGATGTTTATCACTTCTGGTATATTGCTAAAAGTTATAATGATGCTGCTTATGGTACTTATCCTTTAGGTGAAACGCATAATCAGGAGATGGCACGTCGTGCTTTATTTTATTATGAAGAGTATCTGAATTATCGATTTAATTATCATCAACTTGGATATGTAACTGGTATTGATGAGATGGCATATTTTACTTTATGTGCTATGGGAGACTTGAATCGAACTTGCAATAATTTTGAAAAAGCAATTGACTGCTATATTCGTGCAGAAGAATGGTGTCCACCAAGAAATGAACATCTTGTGGGATTATCTGAGTGCTACAGAACTTTAGGTGATTATCAGATGATGAAGATGCAGACGGAAAGATTGATTGATCCGAGCAGAGTTAATCCTTTTCCCACATATCACTTCCTTGTCAATAGTAACTATTATATAGATACCGGTGATTATGGAAAATCGCTTCATCAAATCGTATGTGAAAACTTATGCAATTGATATGAAATACCTTCCAGTCTCATCAATAAATAGACAGTCGCAGAAAACTATATGGGTTGTTGATAATTTTTATGCTAACCCATATGCTGTAAGAGAATTTGCTCTTCAGCAAGAGTTTTCTGAAGATTTAAATTATTTCAAAGGAAGTCGTTCAAAAGAACAATACTTCGTTCCTGGAACAAAAGAAGCATTTGAAAAAATCATGGGTATCAAAATCCGTGAATGGGAGTCTCATGGAATGTGTGGTCGTTTTCAATACTGTACCTCACAAGATGCCCTTGTCTATCATCACGATGGTCAAACCTGGGCTGCTATGATATATCTCAACCCAGATGCTCCTTATTGTACAGGAACTTCTCTTTACGCTAGTAAGAATGGTGCTAGGAGAACTGGTGACCCCAACTTTACGGATGATGTATTTGCTGGTGGTTTTTACGATGAAACCAAGTTTGAGTTAGTTGACTCTATTGGTAATGTCTTCAATAGACTATTCATCTTTGACGCTCAAAATATTCACGCAGCATCAAAATACTTTGGTCAAACCAAAGAAGATTCACGACTCTTTCACATTTTCTTTTTCGACTAAAAATGAATTTTACAGTTTACTCAAAAGAAGGTTGTCCATATTGCGACAAAGTAAAAAAAGTCTTAGAGTTGACAAACACTCAGTTTGTCGTGTATACTCTTAGTGAGGACTTTACTAGAGAAGAATTCTATTCTGAATTTGGTGAAGGTTCTACCTTCCCTCAGGTTATTTGTGATGATAAAAAGCTAGGAGGTTCCGTTGACACAATCAGATTCCTCAAAGAACAACAAGTCATCAAGTCATAACATAAATAAAAACAAGAGTCACGTAAACCGTGGCGTTGATTTACTGCTTAATGGAGGTAAGAGAAAGCAAACGCAACCATTCCATATCATCTTCGAAAAGATGGTTTGCTTTCTGAATCGGGAAGTTACCATCTATTTTGAATTTTCCTTTAAGTCAAGGAAAAGAATAGTAGTTTCCCGAGGCAAAAGAAATGTTAGCAGTTAGTCTAGTTTTTGGTTCATTCATGACCGTATTGTTTCTTATTGTGGGACTTATAGGTGGTTGGGTAGCAAGAGAATATATGATGAACTATCGGGAGATTCCAAGACCTCACCCCGAAATGTTCGATAACCAGGGTAACCTGATTCCAGATGAGGTGATTGCATTTAACTTTGAAAACTATCATGACTACGAAATCAACGACGAAGAAGACGACGAGTAACACTACCAATACAAAACCAAGGACTGTTAAGGTTTCTACCTCACTAGAACTCCCTAATAATCCACTGGTTTTTGAGGTTCTTGATCTAGTATCGAAACAAAAAACCAAAGCAAAAAAAGTCGAAGTTCTGAAAAAATATGAGGATATGTCTCTTAAGATCATCCTCATTTGGAACTTTGATGAGAGTGTTGTAAGTGTTCTTCCACCAGGGGAAGTTCCATATTCCTCTTATGATGAACAAACTGTAAACTCTGGTACACTTTCTACCAAAATCAGTCAAGAGACACGTAGAATGTATGAGACTGGTTCATTCTCAATGGGAGTGACTGATCAGCAGGCTAGAACTACTATTCGTAAAGAGGCGAAGAACTTTTATTTCTTTGTGAAAGGTGGTAATGATAGTATGAACAGCATTCGTAGAGAAAGTATGTTTATCAATCTTCTCCAAGGTTTACACCCACTTGAAGCAGAGATTATTTGTCTTGTAAAAGATAAAAAACTAACCGACAAATACAATCTTACTCAGGATGATGTTGCTGAAGCATTCCCCGATATTCAGTGGGGCAATCGTTCTTGATATGGGAAAGGGTATCAATATTATTCACATAAATTGTGATCCTTCTTTTGCTGACGATAAGAGTCTTCCAAGAGATTCTTATCTAGTATCTTATGGTGATAATGATGAAGAAAAGTTTGATGTAGTTCAAGGTCTTCGCTCTGATATCTTTGACCACTATTGGGATAAGTATCGTGATGTAAGACGAATGGATTGGACTCAAGGTACAGTCAATCCAAAGTCATGGGGTTATAATGTGCCTGAAAAGAAAAAGCGAAAGTAGTTTCCAATATCGCTAATAATTTTTCCGGCAAAATTTTCTTGCGTGAGGGTTTTCACAAATCTTCACGCTTTTTAGTATAATATAGATACCATTTAGTATCTTATGTTACTGTTTTCACACATATAAGACCTATATAGGATGAATAGGGGTATAATAATCCCCTAACGTTCATCCTATGACTAAAGCACTTTTGCTTTTAGCATGGGTTCCACTTCTTTCTGTTTCAACGCCACGACTTATACAGAATCCATATCCTGTGACTATAAGTTGTGACGCAGCGTGGGAACTAATGGACATCGTTAAAAACGACGATGTAGTAGACCAAAGAAGAGAAGACCGATTGCTATTAGAACTCCGAAAGGATGTTGTTCAAAGGTGCTAAAAACTGAATAGGACGCAAGTAAGCCGACTCGGAACGGATCGTTCATCTATGGAGCAACTCTTTTTATCTTGCTTACAGGCACAACTTCTCATTAGTAGAGTTAATGCTAGTAACTTCGTCACTGACCATGAAAAAATTGGTCTCATATTAGAAATTGAACAAGTCACAAAGAAAGGTTGTTTCATAGACGCAAAAGCCGACTGAAGGAACGGGACTAACCATCTCATTTCTTTAGGAGAAAACCAATGTCGAAAGTAGTTTATCGTGGTGCTGAATACGATACCGAAAAGCGTATCGCATATCAACAACAGATGATGCAACAACCCCAACAATACAACGAAACCTATCGTGGTGTTAAGTATGTAAAGGAGGGGCACAAATGAAGAAACTAAACTTCTTGCAAATCATTAAAGAGCAAAAACAAAAAGAAGAGCGTCGTCATCAAGCCCAACTAGCACAATTAGTAGGAGCAAGGTAATGGTACAGTTCATGGTATCAACTACTGCTGCGATTGCTTTAACAACCGTATTTTTATCAATGTATGTTCAGTGGTTGGACAAATAATGGACAACTACAAATATCATTATGATGATATGGATAAGGACAATAGACCTCCTGCTTGCTATCAACTAACATACAGGGGTTGTAATTATTGGTCCTGTTATACTATTCATCTAGATGAGTGGTTTGAAAAAATGTTTAAGTTTGAGGGAGATTGACTCTCCCTCTTTTTTTATGTCTATAAGTTTCTCTAATAGGCATAAATTTTTGTATCCTAAGTAACATATCTAATATACATATGGTAGAATAATGAGGTCATACAAATGAGCGAAAATTATTTGTTATGATTATCCTTGTGCGTGGAGGACATTATGCACAACCTTGTCTCTTACAATCAACTTGCAGAATGGCGACACTTTGAGCAAACAGTTGACCGTTGTAATGATGAAATGGAGTTAGTCAATGATTATTTTAACTGTCTAATAGAATGTGATGATGACCAACAAACTTGTAAACGGGTATGTAGAAATATGCTGAGTGAGTAATAAGATGGGGAGGTCTTGACGACCTCCCTTTTTTTGTGTAAAATGAGTTGAGAGAACCCTATCTTATGGACAAAGAAAAACTTAAACTCATCGTCCGTAATCTTGAATTACTTGTAGATTCTCTCAAAGCTGAAGTATACTCTGATACTCAGAGTTATCTCAACTATGAGGAAGTAAAAGTAGGTCTACAAGACTACGATGAAATTTTTGACGATGATGATGGATATGCAGATTAATGACTAGTAGATCTAAAAAACTTGTAAAGTTGCTTGAGCGTCTCATCAAGCAAGACCATCTCTATACCGATGAAAAGATTCGTGAGATGAAAGTGCAACTTCGTGAGTTGAAAGAACAACTCGCAGACTTAGAAAAGAAAACATCAAAAGGATTTGGTAAATGACTGTAAAACTGGTTAGTGTAACTCCAGACGCCGAAAAGACAATGGCGTATGTAGCAAGAGTCAGTAATCCTGCAAATCAAGACAACGAAAACTATTCCAAGTTGCTTGCTTATTGCATCAAGCACAACCATTGGTCTGTGTTTGAGCAGAGTTTTATGACTCTTGAGATTGAAACCAATCGTGGTATCGCAGCTCAAATTTTGCGTCACCGTAGTTTCACATATCAAGAGTTCTCACAACGCTATGCTGATACTTCACTGATTTCAGAGTATATTCCCGTTCCCGATCTTCGTCGTCAGGATACCAAGAATCGTCAAAACTCTATTGATGATATTGGCGAATATGAAAAACTGACGCTACAAAGTAAGATTCAAGACCATTTTGCGGAGGGTATGCGCCTCTACAAGGAACTTCTTGCTCACGGAGTAGCAAAAGAGTCTGCTCGCTTTGTGCTTCCTCTGGCGACTCCTACTCGTCTTTATATGGCGGGTAGTTGCAGGTCTTGGATCACATATATTGCACTCCGAGAAAAAAATGGAACGCAAAAAGAGCATATGGATATTGCTAAAGAATGTAAAAAAATCTTTGCCGAGCAATTTCCTATCTGTACAGAAGCACTTGGGGGAGTAGAAAATCAATGGGTTCTGTAATGTATCCATATTATAAATATAAGTAGTTGGATACATTACTACTATGGGAAGAAAATCATCTATTAGTGTTGGAGATGTCATAGGCAACTTTACCGTATTGGATGTAATACCAGCAAAAGGTCCAGGTCATCATGTTAAAGGGAAAGTAAAATGTTCTATATGTGGTGGGACTAAAGAAATGTATAGTTTTAACATAAGAAGAAGATATTCTTGTGGATGTTCTCAAAGAGATGTATCTACTTGGAAATCAAAAGGGGCAAAAAATATGCCTTGGAAATTATCTTATGGTGAAGCCGCAAAAAACGACCTATACTCCACATATAGAACTTCTGCTAATAGAAGAGGATTAAACTTTGACATTGATGTAAATTTTTTTACAGAAAATGTAGTAAAATCTTGTTCTTATTGTGGTGATTCATTATCTTCCGTAAAAAAATCGCAATCAAAAACTGGCGGTGATTTTTTATATACTGGAATTGATAGGATTGATAGTACTAAAGGTTATACAGAAGATAATTGTACCCCTTGCTGTAAAATTTGTAATGTGATGAAGTGGGATTTATCTTTGGAAGATTTTACCAATCATATTATGAAAATATCTTCTCATTTAAACAATAAATAAGTTCATATCATTAGGAGGTGAAAATTTTGGCAACATATCCTGTAGTCCACAAAGAAACTGGTGAACAAAAAGAAGTGACGATGAGCGTCAACGAATGGGACCAGTGGAAAGTGGAAAATCCAGAATGGATTCGAGACTGGTCTGATCCTTCTACCTGCCCACAACCTGGTGAAGTGGGTGAGTGGAAGGACAAACTCAGGAAGAAGAATCCTGGATGGAACGATGTGCTGCACCGTGCAGCGAAAATGCCTGGTTCTAAAGTAAACAAAATCTAATGGCAAGAAGAAAAAGATCGTCTGCAGAGCAACCTATCGGGGTTGGTCTCACTGCAAAGCAGATGAAGAGGAAGAAACCTCTAAGTTCCGATTACCTTATTGATATTGATCCCCTTACGGATAATCAAAAAAGATTATTTAATTCCTATCAAGAAGGTAAACATTTAGTAGCATATGGTTGTGCTGGTACTGGTAAAACCTTTATCACACTTTATAATGCTCTTCAAGATGTATTGAATGAACATACACCTTATGAACGCATTTACCTTGTTCGTTCTCTAGTTGCTACCAGAGAGATTGGGTTCCTTCCTGGTTCTCATGAAGATAAGGCGGATATTTACCAAATTCCTTATAAGAATATGGTGAAATATATGTTCCAGATGCCTAGTGATGCTGATTTCGAGATGCTCTATGGTAATCTCAAGTCACAAGAAACAATCAAGTTTTGGAGTACTTCGTTCCTTCGTGGAACTACACTTGATAACTCTATTATTATTGTTGATGAATATCAGAACCTAAACTTCCATGAATTAGACTCTATTATCACTCGTGTTGGTGAAAATACTAGAATTTGTTTCTGTGGTGATGCGGTTCAGTCTGATTTGCAGAAGTCAAATGAGCGTAATGGTATTCATGATTTTATGAGTGTATTGCGTAAAATGCCTTCTTTTGATATAATTGAATTTGGGGTTGATGATATTGTCCGCTCTGGACTTGTTAAAGAATACATTCTCGCAAAAATGGAAGCAGGTTTTTAATGTTCAGTCATGTTGATATTGATCTCCCTCAACTTGAGAGGGAGACTATTGATGGTGTAAGGTATTACAGAGTTCCTACAGAAGAAGAACTTCTTAGACTGGTCTCCATCACTTCGGTGACCAGTCATTTTAATAGGGAGATTTTCGTCAACTGGAGAAAGAAAGTCGGTGATGAAGAAGCAGATCGTATCACGAAGGCAGCAACAAGTCGTGGTACAGACATGCATACTCTGGTAGAACATCATCTGAAGAATGAAGAACTACCAAAAGTACAACCAATTTCTGATTTCCTCTTTAAAATTTCAAAATCAGACTTAAATCGTATAAATAATATTTACGCCCTTGAAGGGTCCCTATATAGTAAGCAACTAGGTATTGCTGGGACAGTTGACTGCATCGCTGAATATGACGGTGAGTTAGCTATAATCGACTTTAAGACTTCTAAAAAACCAAAACCACGAGAGTGGATCGAACACTATTTTGTTCAATGTATGGCTTACGGATGTATGCTGTACGAACTGACTGGTATTTCAGTTAAAAAACTTGTAATCATCATGGCTTGTGAAAATGGAGAATGCGTCGTCTATGAAGAACGAGACAAATCAAAGTACATCAAACTTCTCAGCGAATACATTAGAAAGTTTGTTAGAGATAAACTGGAACTCTATGGAAAATAACAAAGAACTAGAACAAGCAATAGAAAGTAAGTTTCTGACTCCTTCTAAATTCGCTCTTGAAATTGAGAAGATTGTGATTGAAGAAAACTTCAACTACATTGATGCTATCTGTCACTATTGTGAAATTAACAGTCTTGAGGTAGAATCAGTCACGAAGCTTATCTCAAAACCATTAAAAGAGAGATTGAAGTGGGATGCTATCCGTCTCAACTTTATGAAGAAGACTTCGAAGGCAAAACTTCCTCTGTAAACTAAATACATAAAAGACAACTTCAAATGAAAACGTTTAATCAGTTTATATCTGTAATAAACGAAATGAAAGCTGGATATATCACTGGTGACGAAACTCACGGAGGATATGATCCAAGTCATGGTGGTAAAAATTATCATGATCATTTGGAGTTTGATGATAAAAAGACTAGAGATGCTGCTATAGCATGGATGAAAAAACAGGGTTGGGAGATTGGTTCCACCTCTGGAGGAAAGCACTCTAAAGGATCAAGGCACTATTCTGATAGAGCATTTGATATCCCAATGTATAGACCTTCTGGTGGGGTACAAAAAGGTTTCTCTGATGATAAGATTGGAGAAAGAGCAATGAGTTCCTCAATTCGCAATGATTTAGCAAGAGCTGGATTTAGCATTTCTTCTGTATATGGCGGTGGT